CTGCTCCGCAGCCAGCTTTGCGTCAATCATTTCCTTTGCGACCGACTGCACGCCGAATTGGTCAGCTATGCCCAGCCCCGTCTTTTTGTTGCTGGCCTCTTGCACCTGCTTTTGGCCGGTGAACAGCGCATCAATCTGACCGGCGATCTCGCCAATATCTTTGGCTGTGTTTATGTTGGATTTGATAAATTCGACGCTGGCTTTGACTAGGCTGATACCAGCGAGTGCCGCAGTGACTGGTTCCAAGATAGCTGACCTTCCGCAAGCTGCTGACACCGCCACTGCACCGGCATCAAATTAACAAGCTCCCCAATATGGTGTGCCATTTCAAAAGCTCTGGCGCGGCATTCTTCCCGCGTTGCGCTATATATTGTTGAATGAAATGACGTGCATTCAGTCGGTGCGCCTATAACGCAAGCTAGAACGATTGCTTTAAACATCGTCCTTGCGACCAGTTAAAAACTTAACTGTGTCGGTTTCCCAGATGCGGATCAGTACCCAAACGCCAGTGAACAAGGCCACGATGTCGGGCATCATACCGACCCAAGCAGCAAACGTGCCTGTGCCAGCCGCAACGTCTATGATGATCTTGTTTTCTTCGCTCATTAGTTAGCATCCTCTAATAAACAGATGAAACAGACCACTGTGTGTTTTCTTCATCCCAATAATACTGGTTGCCATCATCAGGCATTTCAGCCGGTGCTTGCCACAAACAACTTTCATCATTTAGCACCCAACTGTCAAAAGGCTTTGCTGGTATAAAAGCGTCTCTATCAGCGTCATATGTGCTGCCAATAGATGCAAAGTTTTTGCGTAATGGAACGCCGCCTAGTTTATGAACGCCGCCCTGTGTATTATAGCTAGTTTGCACCCACTCACCATCAAGCGTATCAATATGCGCTTGTTCAGCCACAATCACTTGAACCACAACGCCCTCATTTATTTTTGCAAAATGTGCCATTTGTTTATCCTGTAAATGTGCCGCCGGTCGTAAATGTATGATATTGATAACCGCCAGATGAAGTTACAGTGCCACCGCTGCCTAATTGTGTGGCTGACTTGTAACGCACTATAACAATGCCAGAACCACCATTTGCACCCGCACCGCCAACATCATCCTGACCGCTACCACCACCGCCGCCACCTGTGTTAGCCGTTCCGGCTGTTGGGGCTGTGCCGCGCTTACCACCATTCCCACCGCCCCCTGCACCGCCGGAACCGACTGTTCCGCTTATAATTGCGCCACCGCCGCCACCAGCATAAGTTGTGCCAAGCGATTTCCAATTGATGCCATCGCCGCCGTTGCCGCCGACTGTATTAGTGCCATTAACGCCAGAAACCCTTGCGCCACCGCCACCGCCGCCGCCATAATTTGAGACTGTGCTGCCAGTTCCACCACTCCGGCCTTGTGTCGGCAAGCTGTTAATTTCGTTAGTCCCGCCAATATTCCCGTTGCCAGACCCGCCTCCACCACCGCCGCCGCCAGAACCACCAACAGAACCACCGACATTTGTGTCACGACCCGCCGAACCACCCCCGCCGCCAAATGCTATAAATGCACCGCCGAAAGATGAGTCACTGCCATTCGCACCTACATTACTGCCAACTGCACCCCCCGCCCCACCAGCACCAACGCCGACTGCAACATCTTCACCAGAATTTATTTTAATGCTGCCCTCAACAAAACCGCCAGCACCGCCACCACCAGCTAGACCAGCACCAGCACCAACACCGCCGCCACCACCGCCGCCAGCAACGACTAGAACGTCAACAGTATAGCTATCAGTCCCGCCACCTGTTGATGGCGTTGCTGTATCGGCAACTTGATCCACGTTAAATAAGTTAATCCACGCATCATCATTTGCGTTGCGCTGTTTCAAAATATTGTTTGTGGTATCATACCAAAACATATGGGCATAAGTTGTGCTTGGCGCAGTCGCCCCGCTGTTTTGACTTACAATTGCATCAAAAGCATTATTTATGTCAGCGCGTGTGGCTGGAAATGTTTGATTTGTAATATCATAATCGTGCTGTGCCATCTAAAACCCCGTTGCAACGTAATCAAATAAACGATCCACTGGCGTGCCGCCACTGTTATAAAATGTGATCGTGAAGCCGGTTGCTGATTTGCTAGTTATACCATAATAATCGCCCGACTGCATATCCCCAACCGAAATAGACACTGCCAACAGCGTTTTAAATGGCGTTGTAAATGTGATTGCCTTTGCCCCTGCACCGCTTTGAATGTCATTGTCGCTTTCTGTTCTAGTCGGCAATTTTATTTCTGCGATTAGTTCCTCAATAGCTGGTGTCTCAAAGCTGTCAGTGGTTTCCAATAAGGCGCGGAAACGATAGCCGCGTGCAGTATATGACCCAACCACAAATGGCCGGTAAGCTGTCCAAGTTGGCGACCCAGACGGATCGTCTTGCGTGCTGCTAACGTATAGGTCAACGTCAGTGGTTGCAGATGCCGGTGTGCCGGTGTGCTGTGATAGCTGGGTCAGCTTCATCGTTGCGCTGGCTTGCCCCGTATAGACCGCGCCAAGATCAATGATATTCGCAAAATCATATGTGCCAGTTGCTGCAATCGTGCCGTTGCCGCCATCAAATAATCCGATGGCATCGTCAAAGTTGCCGGAAACGCTGTCAAATAATGCGCTAGTGTCCAGTTGCAGCTTGCTATCAACAACGATCACATCTGTTTTTGATCCGGCAAAAGTCGGATGTTCTGTCGCATTGGCGGCAAAATTAAAGCCTTGAATGCTATCAACAAGCGCAATGCTGCTATTTTCGTTCTGCGATACCTTGCCAAACTTGTCGACCGCCTTGATCGAATATGTGCCGGTAAGGGCTGGCACTGTGATTGTATTCGCTGGGCGTGCAATCTTTTTTACCAATGTGCGGCTATTGTTGAAAGTTGCGCCAGTGGTCAGTGGTGAATGCCGAACGATATAATGTGACAAATCGCCATCTGGAATTGCTGTCCACTTTAAATCGGCTTGCTGGCCGACGATATTGACTGAAAATCCGGTAACATCAGACGGATCAACCGCAGTGCCTTGAACTGTGTATGTTTCATCTGTCCACGCAGATTTAATGCCAAGTGAATTGATCGCCCTTGCGCGAATATCATAAGTGCTGTTTGGCTGCACATTGACCATTGTGTATTTGCTACCGCTGCCGATGCCCAGCGACGTGTAATCGGTATCAGTTGATAGCTTTGCTTCAACCTCGAATTGCCGCGCATATATTGATGTCGATGACACAGTGCCAATCAGCACGTTGACTGATTGCTGGTTGTATGTCTGCAAATCTTCAGACGGCACAAGCGTCGGGGCTGGCACGTTGAACGGGTTTGGCAGTGTCGTATTATCTTGCGCAAAATCGCTTTCTTCAGCCGCCCAATCATAAACCGCGCTGTTTGTTTCGGTCAGTTCGCAATCGACAGTCACTTCATTTACGTCAAAATTCAGCTTCCAGCTAACAATCTCAAACACCTTTTGCGTGAAACCAAGCCGCGCATTGGTGATCATCACAGTGTCGCCAATTTGAAACTGGAACGCATTCATCTTGAATTTTGCACGCAAGCTGATTTCTTGCCGGTTTTTATATAGGATTTGCTTTGCAATACGCTGTGCGCGGGCTGCGTTGTCGGTAAACGGCAGATCAAGGTTTAGATATCTGCGTTCGTTGTTATCTTCGGTCTCAAACGTGCTGCTAGTGATCGCTGGATAGTCTGTGGCTTGATAGTCGCTTGCTGGGCTAATAAACTGCCCCTTGATAGCGTTGAAACTGTCACGCGCCGAAATGGCGGTTGTAACAGTCAAGCCAGACGCAAGATCGCTTTCATCAAGCGTAACTGTCGGCGTTACATACGCACCAGCACGCAATGACCACTGCCCGTTGCTGTAATAAAGCGACCCATTCAAGGCAGTCAACATTTGCTCAAGGTTGCTGCGCGGTGTGTTCTGCGTATCAACAACGCCATTGAAAGTGTAACGATCCTGCGTGCCGCCACCAGATAAAGCAACGCTTTCTTCACAGATATTAGCCGCTGCAATAAAGCTGGCATCGTCTATTTCCGCTGCGGTTGCGCCAAGCCCGTAAACTGTATCTGTCAAATAATCGCGAATGACCAAAGCTGGGTTTTCGCTCCAGACTGTTGTTGTCGTGCGCGGGTCGTAAATCTTGCGACCCTTGATCTTTGCGCTAATATTTGGCAAGCCTTGTTCAAAAGCGTTTGGATCGAATTCAAGCCTCACATACAAATAGCCTTGATCCGTCAGCGTGTGGTCGCTTGTCCATTTTGACAGCGCAAGCAATGGTGCTGGAATATTCCCAGCATTGCCCACAGTCACCGGATAAATTTCAGCTAGGCCATTATATTTTGACGGGCTGGTCACGCTGTTGCCGGTTAGCGTCAAAGCCTCATCATTAAAATATATTGTGGTGAATTGCTCTAATTCGTGCGCCGCCATAACAATAACCAAATGCAAATATTGGTCGTTGTCAGTGGCTTCAATAAAAGCATATGTGCCGCCGATGCGGGTTTCACCATAGACCAGTTTTCGCGTGGCATTAGATGATCTGGCTGTAATAGTTTTCGATTGGTCAATGCCGCCATTACCACCGCCACCGATGTTTGGTTGCTTCGGCTTTGGCGCAAGTGCTTGCGATGCGGCAGTCAGCGCAAGATTAACCGCAAACGTGCCAGCAAGATATGTCATCGTGATGGCTGTGCCAGCAATGTAAGCTGTACCGGCTGTCGCAGCCGTTGCGACCAATGCTGGGATAATCGCCTGTGGCATATTACACCTTCCACGCCTTCTTTGCCGCGTCTAACGGCAGAAAAATTAAACCATCTTTGCCCATTGCGGCAACCTTGTCACCGATGACTAATGATAACGCATCGCCTAGTGGCGTGTCTATCAGTGCAACATCGCCGCGCTGCGCTTTAGATGGCTCTATTTCGGCCAACCTAGCCCCGACACTGGCCGCAAGATCACCCGCGCCTATCTTTAACAACGCCTTTGCAGAACCCGCTGCGGAGCGATATTTGCCGATAAAGTCATCAAAGCGTGACGACCCGCAAATGGCTTTCTCAGCATATAAACAAAACAAGGCGCAATCGGCCTTACCCCATTCAAACTTTTTGTGCCGCCATTCCTCGATGTGATCGTTCAAGCGTGATGGCCAATCGACTAGCCGCCCCATTTGATAGTTGCCTCTTGCAATGAATTGACAAATTCAAAGCCTTTATCATCAGCGTCAAGGGCTTTTTGATCTTCAGATGTCCAGCGGCGCAAGCGTGGCCGTTCCAGATCAATTAATCGGCTTTCGGCGGTCATTGTGACTGTGCAGCTATCGCCATCTTCGGTGATGCTCATCACATCCATCCGGCCAGAAAACACCTTGTAACTGCTAACTGTGCCGCTGGTGATTGCGCCGATATAAATATTGGCGATCCGATATTGATAGTTTTCCGATAAAGCCACTGACAAAATACTGGCAGAAATGCCGGTTAACGTCATTGAAATGCCTTTTGCGCCAATCTCCGCAGTTTCTTCAATTGCGGAAACCCGTATCAATTCACCGCCGCCGGTATAAGTTTCACCGCCAATGGTCAAATTGCCGTAACCATTCCATACGCGCAACGTGCCGCTGTCAAATTCAAGTTCAGCCGCCAGAAAGCCGGTAAAGCTATCGGTCGCAAATTCGGATGGTACACCGCTGCGCGTCATAGTGCTTCGACCGCTGCAAAGCTGATTGAATAAAAACCAGCGTTGTTGATTGTCCACGTTGCATCATTTGTTGCCAATCGGAACAAGCCTTTTGCGTTGCTGACGATCACGCCAGCATCGTCTGCCGGTGATGACCGCAAATCCGGCCATAGGTTCAACGTGGCTTCGCCGCTGGCGTTTGTGTCAACGTCCTCTAGCACCTTGTAAAGCCGCGCAGTTGATCCGCTGCCTAGCTGGATATAATCGCCAGCAAGCAAATAGCCAGCGGTTGATGTTGGCAATCCATCAATGGCAAGTTCGTTGCCGGTTTGGCTTGCACCATTAACAACCGGCGTGCCAGCCGCTGTGGCGGCTGATCCGCGTGGCGTTGCCGCATTAGGGTCGCCCAAAAGGAACGTGCCAAACTGACCACGCAACCGCAGCAAAAAAGCATTCCAATATTCGCTGTCAGAACGCTTTACGGGCGGGATGCGGATCGTTGCCGACCAACGTGCGCCAGCGTGCCGCACGACTTGCTGTGCTAGTGTAAACGGGCTTTCGCTAATTGAAACAACGTC